TCTCCTATTAGACTTGCCGATGTTGGTACCTTCACAGATGGTTGGAATGCCAATAGTAAGCTTACCACCAACTTGACCGTATTCAGTCCAGTATGCGTCAACTATATACTGTATTTTCCATTGAAGGATAGCTCCGGTTTTCGATTTCTTGTATAATGTATCCATAATATTATTTCTTGTATTTGTAATAGACTGCCATCATAACAATGACCGAAACTCCGCTGAGGATATAATTCGTGCATAGCAGCTTATCAAAGCCGAATTTAAGCAACGCGTACCCTAAAGCAGCAAGGTAACCAATGACCGACATATAGCATAGAATGATGCTTACGTCTTCTACTGATTTGGTCTTGATTGACTTCAGTATTTGCGGCCAAAAGCAGCCAATGAAGCATGCGTTATAGATAAGTCCTAAGGTGTTTTCAATCGATATGGGCATAAGATGCTATTTATGATTATTTCCTGTATTTGTAATAGACTACCATCAATATTATTACAGAGGCGCAGCTGAGGCTGTAATTCGTACATAACAACAGATCAAATCCAAATTTCATCATTGCATAGCCTATGGCGGCAAAGTAGCCGATAACCGATAATATGCATAGCATAATACTTAAGTCATCTACAGATTTAGTCCTAATAGATTTTATGATCTGAGGCCAAAAACATGCAATTGAGCATACTATGTCAACTAGCCCAAATGTATTTTCAATTGAAAAGCCCATAAAGGCTATTTATCGTCCATTAACTATCTCGTAGATCTCTCTCCAATTAGATACTCGCATTGCTCGACCTCTGTAATCAGCATTGTAAGGATGAGCTAGCAAGTAAGACTGTAGTCCCATCTTAACGCCAAGATCAGCATTAGCTTTCTTATCTTCAATCCACATCAGATGCGAATCACGATATTCTTCAAGCGCCTCATCTTTATCAGCTCCAGCATCAAGACACACAACCTTTTCAAAGACACCTTCACCGAAGATGCGATCTAGATTCTGTTCACGTAGCTTAATAGCATGTGCGTCATTACTTAGAGAAGTAATACAATGGAAAACTACACCATGCTCTTCATGAAGCTTACGCACATACTTAATAGCATCTCGCAAAGGAGGTACAAAGCCAATAGTAGCTGACTCAGAGAATGCACGACACAGTGCTTTTGATTCTGCGCGAGGAATGTTATAGCACTTGTCCATAGCATATTCATTAGGATTGACTAGCTCATAGCCCTTCCGCTTCATCCATTGGTGGTAACTTTGAGCCCAATCCAATAGACAACCATCTACGTCAGTTAGTATAATCATGTAATAATGTCTTTAATTTTAATATATTCCAAACCTCGTCCACCACCTGCTCCAGTGTCAACAAGAATAGTTAGTTCATCAACGATCGAGAAAACAATCCCTGTGCCAATGAATCCAGGACGGGCTTTCCATCTAATGTGTTCGTTTTTTTTAATGCTCATAAGTTATGCTCGAAGTAGATTTACAAGAGACTTGGCTTGTGTTAACGATATGTTGAGTGAAGACTCGACATAACGGATTGAGGTTATTTTAGACTCACGCCTAACGTTCTTCATCACAATCTGTCCAAGATCAACTCCGCGGTGCTTGATGATCCAATCTTTTGCCCACTCAGTGGTAGTTTCGCGTTTCCATTTATGAAGTAACGCAAGTGCTTCGGTTTTTTCTTGATCTGTAAAACAGTTAATAATATCTTCAGTTCTCATAATTTATTGCTTAGTGTCGCTCTATAAAAGCCATTATACACTAATTTATGTCATTTGTACACACATTTATCTTAGTTTGTGCCCAGTGTGATTAAATTAGGGCAGAATTCATTGAATGATTTACCTTTCTGTGGTACTGCGCATCAACCTCACCTTTTGCCCACTTCCATTCTTTAAACGCTTTATCGGCACATAAATTTATGTGATCATAGGATTGGTAACGTAGTGTGTTGGTTTCGTCGCAGAAGTTATATCCTGCGCGTTTATATGCTGTAAACATTTCAGCAAGAGTGTGATTTTCAGTGTGATTCATTTTAAGTTTCAAGTGGAATTTAAGTAAAAATCTTATTTATGTTATTATTCAGTAATACCTGCACCGCCAACTAGTTCTGCCACATCAACCATTGTCTTTCTTAGGCGATAGATTTGATTAGATGCGTACGCAATCATCCCCTGAATATATGCTTCATGCTCTAGTCGCACGGTACGCATCTCATCATTATAGACAAAAACGGTACGCATCTCATCATTATAGACAAGGGTGTAATAAAATTGAAGATCACCCCGTTTTTCCTTAATCTCAGTTGCTTTGACCTGGGGAAACTGCACATTACCTTTAATAACGTTGTAGTGCTCAATTGTGTCACACAGTTCATCAATGATTGGTAGCCAATGAGTAGGCACATACACTGCCTCAATATCCTTTAAGATGTTAGGGTATTTGTTTAGTAATTCTTTTTCGTCCATATTATATTTCAATTGTAAAAGCTTTTGTTATACCTATATTATACACCGCTTTAGCGCTTTTGTACACGCGTTTATAGCATTAACCAAAAAAGGCTTATGAAACTTTCATAATTTAATATTTCCAGTTTCATAAGCCTTGTTAATTAGACCTTTACGTTCTCTCGTAGATAAGCAAAGTACTCATCTCGTCTACTTTTTAGTAGATCAATCCAATCTTTTTTGTCCTCAATAAAGACAATGGACTGGTTAGTTCCCTCAACCACCATTAGTGTAACTAACTGATCAATAACTATTCCGGTTCGTTCCTCGAACATAAGAGCATATGCGCACTCTTGTAAGAAGTAACTAGTGATCTCATCTCTAGATTTAACTCTACTAGATGTCTTGAAGTCAACAATGGATAATACACCATCAAACTCTGCAATCAGATCAACTCGTCCTGCAAGCAGAAGATTATCGGAGTAGAGCGGGCATTCTTGTAGAATCACGTTGTCAACACTTTTATCAAGGATTGCTGACAAGGATTGCCACATTTGTCTTACATGGGGCATTGTGCATTCAACCAAGTAATCAACCTCGTTATTAATATAACGCTCAGCAGTATTGTGTACTGCATTACCTCTAGTTATAGCATGGTGTCCAACGCGCTTAGCTTCTTTTTCACCAACAGCCTTCTTCCATCCTTCGATAGATTTAGATGTAAAGTGCCCAAGAAACGTAGTAACCGAAGGATAGAAATTACCGTCAGGTGTCTTATACAGACGACCTGCTTCAGTTATCTGCGCGCTTAGATCGTAGTTAAGCTCGATTGGTTTGTGGGTAAAGTTACTCATAAGTTAGTTCTAGCTCAAGTTGATCACCACTAATGGTGAATAGTTCCAATTGCTTATTCATAGATATATTGCTCTGCTTCGTTATCAAGGTATAACTCATAATCGTATTGATTAGTGAGGTTATTGCGGTTACTCTTATTTTGATTCTTTTTCTGACGACGTTTTTGCTTCTTGCCAATTATTTCAAGTAGATCTTCGTCGCTGTGCTTTGCGTGTAAGTTCTGTTTCTTTCTTTTCATTTTAGTAGTGATCGATGTTAGCATCCTTACCCGATGCTTTCTTAATGCCCTTTAGTACGTCATTCCAGCCTGAGCCTGCGCGACGAATAGTCGACACAGATCCTTGAAAGGATAGTGCTGGAGCACAGACTCCGCGACATACTTTGCCGTCTTTTCCGCAAGGACATGCTTTGCCAACGGGTTCATCTCGTTCAGCACTTTTATGGGATTCTTCCCATTCGTTATTACATTTATCACAATAGTAATCGTATATCATTTTAGTTTAAACCAGTATGGGGTTTCTCGTTCAGACCACTTCATTACAAAGCGATCTTGTTTTGTTTGGTAGAATTGTTGGTATGAACCAACGGGGTCATTATGATTTATACACTCAGGTGCAGCACCCATAGCAAGTGCAAATGGTGTCATATAAGACTTTTTAATATTCTTTGGTGGATCTTTAAGTAGATCTAATAGCTTTAATTCGCTGAGGTGAATCTTGTTGTAACGAAGGGTGTATTCTTTACATAGCGCTTTGAATAGCTCGTAGTGCCACTTGTAATTAAGGTGTGAAGCCATAGTCCATATAGTACATGGATGGCCTGTATGGACTGCTTTATAAAGAACGCTTTCGTAACATTCATCAGCCAGTTCCCAATATCGAACTCGGGTTTTACCGGTCTTAGACAGTCTGCGATCCATAGCACCATCAAGAATGCGATGAGCAGTAGACAGCATTTGTCCAGATTCAACGATCATCTTGATCACGTGGGTATCACAATGCCACTTAGCTGCGATTTCGGGAACTGGTGATAATGCAAATATATTCATATAATCATTATACAAACATATTGAGTAAAAGTAAATACTTATTTAACCAATTGAGGAAAAACAGATGCAGTTAAACTTGCTGATACACGTGTGTGTGTTTTTACAATCTTCTTATCCTTAGCAAGACAAATGATACTAGCATCTTCTTCAGTAAAGCTTTCAAGTAGATCAATGAAGATCCGCTCCTTCTTAATTGCAGGTAATGCGTTACCTTCTACGCATTGACCCAAACGCTTAATGAGCTTATCAGGCTTACTTGGTGCTTCTTCAGCGCAATCCATTGGTGGATTACCCTTTGGTACATCAAGCGTAATGCTCGAGCTAAAATTCAATTGAAGAACAGTCCTCAATGTGAATGAATCATTATCTCTAAGAATATCTTGGCGCTCTGCACGAGTGGGAGCCTCTTGAATTTCAGTGAATATTTCGTGTAGTGTTTTCATGTTATTTGGTTTGGAAATCTCCTGCAGCTTCAACTAGCATACTGCAACGATTTACGATTAGATAGTTCAAAATGCTTTTACCCTTTTTACCTGATTCTTTATCAATTGCATCGTTGATCTTAGCAACCATGTCTTCAGGGATGTAATCAAAGTCAATCATAGTTTGATTGCGTTGGAAGTTACGATAGGTCTCAGAGTCCATAACAGATGCTAGATTATCACGGTTTTCATACCACTCTTGTATCTTCTTCTTACGCATCGGTGTTTGGCGAATACTGTCCACAATAGACTCATCAACACTTAGTGTATTTGGTACACCATCACCAGGGCAACCCTTGCAAATGTGCTCAAACTTAGAGAAGTGCGGATCTTCAACTGAAATAAAACCACGCTTATTAGGACTGTACTGCTTTACGTTCTTATACTGATGAAGCTGTAAGAAGTCTTTATCAGCAGAAACAATGACCACTGGTTCGTGCTTGCCAAACTCTTGTGTTGACTTAGCTAGAATTGCAATGATGTCATCTGCTTCAGCATCATCAACCTGTACTACTGAGTACGGGAAGTGCTCTTGAATTTCATCACGAATCTTGTTAATGAGCCTAAAGAATTCTTTCCAATCTAGTGGAGACTCTTCTCGATTAGTCTTACGCTTAGCTTTGTATTGCGCATAAGCTTTTTTACGCCATGAACCACCATCACACGCAATAATGGTGTGCTTGCATTCTTCGCGGAATTGGAGGTTATATCTCCGGATTTGATTAAGGATCATGTGCCGAATCAATCCTTCTTGGATTTCTTCTGGTCGATCTTGTGAAAAGATTGCAGCAACTGCAATTCCTGAATAGTCTATAACTAGCATTGTATATTATTATTTAGTGTTGGTGTGTATGTTATTATACACTCAATTCAATCAAAAGTAAACACTTATTTACTTGGTAGGTCTTTTATCCACAGTGCTTTAAGGTGGTTGCGGTGGCATTTTCCACCAACAAAGGCGTTATGGTACTCATCTGGTTTCAATAGTACATCTCGTACAACTTGTTCACGCATTTCGATATAATTCAGCTCACCTTTAGTCTTGCACAAATGTAGTATTTCTCTCTTAAAGTGATCTAAGCCATTCTCTTCTACAATACATTTAACGGCTTCACTTGAACCGCAATACGTTTGCCAATCCGATTCTTTAATAACCTTGCGTTTTCGCTTCTTACCCTTCAGTGGTGGTCTAGTTACTTTTGAAAAGAAATTCTTTTTCCCGATATATTTAAGTCCTGTAACCGTATCGGTGACAATATAAACAAAGCCTATATTGTCACCAATCATCTCGGAGGTGAACTCTTCTCCATCATAACTCCACATGGAGATTAATTAAATGTCATAAGGAATAGAACCTCACTGCCACTTGCAGTATCGCAAGTGATGTCGCTTAGACCGGCTTTATACAGAAGAGCGATATCGCTCTTATCAAAGTTAATGCCTGAGCCACGGAGCGATACTGATTGTCTA